GGGATTCCCAAGAAGGGTGAGGATTCTGGAGGACAACTGCGAATCATTGGGTGCGGAATACGGCAATCACAGGACCGGCACCTTTGGTTTGATGTCGTCGCATTCGACGTTCTTCTCTCACCATATTTGCACGATGGAGGGAGGGATGGTGACGACGGACGACGAATATTTCTATCACATGCTCCTGTCTTTAAGGAGCCATGGATGGACAAGACACCTTCCGGAAAATAACGCTCTCGGAGAAAAGTCCGAGAGCTGGCGGTTCATCCTTCCGGGGTACAACGTCAGGCCCATAGAGATGATGGGCGCTGTAGGGATAGCGCAGCTCAAGAAGCTGCCGGAGATCGTCAGGCAGAGGCGAAGGAACGCAGAGACATTCCCTTTACCCACTCAACGCGAGATCGGAAAGTCCTCCTGGTACGGGTTCGCGCTTCTGTCTGACGATATCGAATTACTGAAAGCCGATTTGAGCGCAAGAGGAATTGAACATCGGCCGGTCATCTCGGGGAATTTCACGAGACATCCGGTCATCAAGTATTTCAACCATGAAGCAGAAGACTTACCCAATGCGGATTATGTCCACGATCACGGTGTGATGATCGGGAACCATCCGACGCCAATAGACTGGAAGGTGTTGCGTGGCTAGCGATTGTCCGTTTTGCGATGCGCAGACACGCATTGAATCTTATGAAGGCGTGGCCAGGAAGATCGACTATTTCGTTCGTTGTCCTGGCTGCGGAGCTATGGGGCCATCATGTCAGACGGAAGCGGAAGCGGCGAGCCGTTGGAATCGTGTTTCAGATGCGGCAAGGTCCCAAAGCTCGTCCTGCATGGCGTCAATTGGTGCGTGCGGTGCGAGTGCTTTAGAAACAGCGAGACCATCGGACCCATCGAGCACGTCAGCGAGTTTTGGAATCAGAGGGAACGGCAGTTGAAAGAATACAAGTGGCGCGCAATTCCAAGGTTCGAGCTGTGATAAATGATTTGCTGGACGAGTTGGACGGGAGGCTTCTTAGAATAACGCTGGCTCACCCCATCCTTGAGCTCGAAATCCTGAAGATCAAGAAGCACACGACCTACGCCCTGGAGCATGACAGGGACCCCAAGGGCCGGCCGCTGAACAAGAACAAAACTCTCCACGACGCCGTAACGCGGACGTTGGAGATGGTGAGAAAGCATCCCGAGTTGAAGGAATACGTAAAGCCGGTCGTAAAAAAGGCCGTTGCCTACCTTGAGCCCGGAACGCCAGTTAGCTGAGCTGCTTTCGGCTATCGAGCGAAGGAAACAGACCCACAAGCTAGAAGCGTATGAGCCTTACCCGTACCAGATCGGATTCCACAACGCCGTAGGGTACAGGACAGAAAAACCCGCTTCGCAACGCTGCCTCATGGCGGCGAACCAGGTCGGCAAGACCTTGTGCGGGGCGATGGAAGTATCAATTCACCTAACCGGAATGTATCCGGAGTGGTGGAAGGGCCACAGGTTCTATCACGCGATCAACTGCCTTGTCGGCGGGTTGACCAACGAGTCGGTGCGGGACATCTGCCAGAAAGAGCTATTCGGCGATCCGACCGACGACAAGCAGCTTGGCACTGGATCTGTACCGATTGACCGGCTGGGGGCGACGACTCGTAAAGCGGGCGTCCCTAACGCCTTGGATACGGTCCTCGTCAAGCACAAGTCAGGGGCGTGGTCGAAGGTCTCCTTCCGAGCTTACGAGCAGGGAGCAAAGAAACACATGGGCTCCCGCATTCATCTTGGTTGGATGGATGAGGAACCACCCGAGGACGTTTATTCGCAGTACATCCGCGGCACGCTTTCGACCAAGGGAATTCTGTTCATCACGTTCACTCCCGAAGAGGGCGTAACGAAAGTCGTTCACGGCTTCATCAACGACCTTAAACCTGGACAGGCATTAATCCGTGCGACGTGGGACGACGCTCCCCACATGAACCACGACCGAAGGGAGCAGATGCTTGCCTCGATACCGGCTCACCAACGGGAAATGCGCTCCAAGGGCGTCCCCCTGATGGGCTCGGGCTTGGTGTTCCAGGTTTTAGAGACGGAGATTGTTTGCGACCCCATCGAGATTCCTACTTGGTGGCCGCGCGTCTGTGCGGTGGACTTCGGTATAGATCACGGTTTCGCGGCTGTGTGGATTGCCTGGGATCGAGAGCGAGACGTTGCCTACATCATCGATGCCTACAAAGCGGCTGGAGAGAAGGTTTCGGAACACGTCTCTCAGCTTAACCGGCGGGGTCATTGGATACCGATTATCTGGCCGCACGATGGCTTGAATCGCGAGAAGTCATCCGGCAAACCTTTGGCGGACGTGTACCGCGACGAAGGCGCGAATATGTGGCACGAGCCTTTTTCCAATCCTCCGAGTCCTGGAGTTGAAGAAGGCAAGGGTGGTAATTCGGTCGAGTTCGGCATAGAGCACATGTTGCACCGGATGCAAACGGGCCGTTTCAAGGTGTTCAAGAATCTTCTTACATGGCTGGAGGAATGGCGGATGTATCACAGAGACGACGGAAAGATCGTGAAGCAATTCGATGATCTCATGGACGCATCACGCTATTCCTGCCTCTCTCTGAGACACGCCCAAACGGTCACTTTGAGAATCAAACAACAACAACCTCCTGTCGGTGCCTCGAACTGGTAAATGGAAAACGTCGAGCCTTCTAGCAAAGTCAAGAAGCGGAAGATCCGCAGAACCGACTGGCAGAAGGTAGAGGAATATCTAAAAAAGGAGTTGCAGAACCGGAAGGATAACGACTTCCGTAAGCAGCACGAGCGGATTTGGAAGGAGGTCGATCGGCAAATAGCGATGGAGCCGATGCAGAAGTTTGCCCCGCAAGGCAAGCCGCAGCCTCCTAGCTGGCAATCGGCTTTTGAGTTGGGAGAACTTGCAAAGGCTTCCGAAGTAACGACTGCTGCTGTCATGCGCCTGGTCTTCCCGTTCAATCGGACCTATTTCGAGGCGCACACCAAACCGCCGATGACGGTCGATCCCAAGACCGGGCGCGCGGTTCCGGTTGTGAATCAGGATCAGGTCAGGAAGGCTGACGGGATACAGCGGTCTTTGATGGCCCAACAACAGTTGGACTTCGGCCACAAGGCCAGGGTGGAGATTTCCGTAAAAGAGGCCCTGCACCACGGGTCGTTTGTCGCAACGGTCGAGTGGGATACACAGAACAAGGTCTATGACGGTCAGGGGTTGGAGAGCCTTTCCGCTCCTGTTTGGGTGGCGCATTCCATGTGGAATTGCTACCCGGATTCAAGCCCTGCCGTTATTCCTGGGGCCAATATCTTCTACACCGGCTCCATGATGATCGTGTCGTACATGCCCCGCTACAAAGTCCTTCAGTTGAAGGGCGAGGGGTACATGAACATCGACCCCAAGAAGATCCCGAAGCGCAAGAACACCAACAAGGCCGTAGATACCGAAGACGTTGAGATCGTCACCTACTACGGCGATTTGAACATGGAGCGGGAGGATGGAGACATTTACCTTCCCAACTCCAAGTGCCAGACCGCCAATGGGGTGGTGATCTATTACAAGGCAAATGATCTTCCGTTCCCCGAGGTCATTTACCAGGGATACGAAAGACAGGACGTTCGGGACCCGTACTTTACGAGCCCGATCATCAAGAACTCGCCGATGCAGAAGATGACGACGATTCTTGCGAATGAATTCATAGATAGCGTGAAGCTTTGGACGTTGCCTCCTGGAACATATGACGGAAATGATCCGTACTTTGTCCAGAATGGCGGTCCCAATATTTGGCCTGGCGCCATGACGGCGTCCAAAGGATCGAACAAGGTCGAATGGATGAAGGTAGGGGACCCGAAAGCCGCTTTGATGGGCCTGCAATTCGGCCTGCAAAAGATCGAAGAAGGCACGGGCGTAAATGCGATCCGTGCCGGCGCTTCGGACTCGGACAGGAAGACGGCTACCGAGGTCAGGGATACCCAACAAGGCGCTGAGCTGAGGACGGCTGATTTCGTCGGCAAGCTTGAGTCTGGTGGTCTCAGGCCGTTCCTCTACATGCAGCACGAGTTGAACCTGAAGAGGATGGATTCCTATTCCTTCTATTGCTCGGAGAAGGAATTGCCTGACTTCATGGTGGTGAAGAAGAAGGACTTGCCCAAGGTCGTTCATTTCGAGGTAGTGGGGTCCAAAGGCGTTCTCGGAGAGGAAAGACGGACCCAGCAAATGACACAGGTAACTGCCTGGGCTCTCGGCAACCCGATCACTGCCCCTCTTGTGAACGCCCCGAAAGTCTTGATCGACATGTACGAAGACGCCGGGGTCAAGGGTGCGGAGATGTACGTCAACACGAAAGGGCCGCAGATCCCGCCCCAAGTGCAGGCGCAGCTACAACAGGCCCAACAAATCATCCAGGAGCTTCAGCAGAAGCTACAGGAGGCCGAGCAGAACATGCAGGCCAAGATGGCCGAGGTTCAGCTAAAGGCGAAGGTAGCTCAGGAGGAAATGCAGCTTGATCGGCAGAAGGCAGCGGCCGAACACGACCTTGCTGTTAAGGAGATGGTTCGCGGGTTCCAGCTAGAACAAGCGAAGTTGAGGGCGGAGATAGCCGCCCAGCAGAAGGAAATGGCGGACAAGTTCCAGCTC